ATATTTAGTTGCTTGAGTATAATGTATTGTTCCATTTTTTCTGTAAAATTTAGTTATTAACCAACATTTATCGTCTACTTCTTGTTTAGCTGCATCACCACTAAGTGTTGCTGTATCACTATCTGTAGATATGTTTTGGATTAATTTTTCATCTATTTGTTCTTTTCTAGCCATTTCTTGTAACTCAATAACTGTTTTTCTTTGTCTAACTAAAATATATGGTTGTAATTGTATTTCTTCTTCATTTTCATTACCATACATAATATCGTTCTTAGCTATTATTTCATTTAATGGCGTATTTTCGTCAAAGTCATATGTTACATAATTTATCGCTTCATCATTTATTGCAGCTTGTTTAGTCCATTTTTTGATTTTTTTATCCATAAAATCTTTATCCCATACCTTTGAAGCTTTTTTATTAAGCAAATTACATGCTTTTTGTGCTGTTTCTGTAAACTCTGGTATTTCTATATTTTCTGGACTATAGTTTACTGCGAATAAATTAGCTGTAATTGTTGATGTCTTTTGTTTTACTATTTGTTTTATGAAATTATATTGTATTTTTTCTATACCTTCGATTTTTAAACCATACCATTGATCACCGTTATACATACGATAATTTAAGTCTGTATCTGAGTATATATTTCTTTGTGTCATAAATCTAATATGTTTCTCATATAAATTCCATATATTAGTTTTATCTAATTCTTCAAGATTCATCTACTACCCCTCCTATCTTGGTATATCTTGCTGTCCCAGTTCTGTCCCGTTGTAATTATCTATATTATGCAAATTAATATCGTCTATCATTTGCTCTTTGTTCTTTTTAGCTTCTGCTTTGGATTCATTTATTGTCTTTTTAACCACTTTTACTGGGTTTAATTCTGGTTTATCTATTACTTCGTTCTTTTTAACTTTACTTCCATAATGTAAGCCAAACATAAACGCTAAAAAAATCAATATTGTATTTAGCATTGAATAAACTATTATCATAATCCCTCCTATTTATTACATAACAACTCTTTATATTCTTTTGTGCTTTTCTTTTCTGTAAATTCTACTTTTGGTATGTTGTTATATATTTTTTCTACATCTAAATTGCTCATATCTAACTTTAGAATATGTGCTACTTTACTTGTAATACCATCTTCTTTAAATACAGGTAAATCTGTTATTATCAATGGTACTTTTAATTTCAAACATTCCTTAGTAAATAAACATGAACTTTCGTCTGTTGATAATTGAACCCCATATGTTGCTTCCTTCATATAATCTTGCATATTATATCTTGGTTTCATGAATATTACATTTTTGCTAACTTTTTCAGCTGGTCTGTCTGTAAATATTAACCATATATAAGGAATATTTGCTTTTTCTAATTCTTCGGATAATTTTATCATCCTACTTAATCCTTTTTCTTCTGTTAATCTTGTTGCACTTATTAATTTTAATAACTTTCTTGGTTTATCCATTTCTATTGGATTATACAATGTGAATACATCTTGTTCTTGTATCTTTTTAAAACTATCTCTAGCTACATTAGATACTGCATATACTTTATCCATTTTTGGTATTTCTGCATAACCATAATTGAATATACCGTTATATTTATAATTACAATGTACTATTAGATATTTCTTTTTTGCACTTTCGTATAATTCTTTTACTATACTAACTGTCATTGTAAATATGATCTTATTACACGTTATCTTTTGTCCTGTGTATTGAATACAATTCATATACTGAGATAATCTATTTATTTGATTAAATGAACCTCTTTTGTATAACAATGTTATTTGTCCTATGTTATACTTTTTTGCTACATAATATAACCAACTTTCTATGCCACCTATTTCTGCAACAAACTCTTGGTATATTACTACATCTAATTCCAGTACACTTTCATATTTTTCACGAAACACAGCTTTTTTCATATTACAACAATTTCTTCTCCCCAGTCCTTACTATATGGCTTTTCTATTTCAAAATTAAATGTATAATCACTATTTATCTTTTCTTTACTAGGTGATACTCTACTTACGCAAAAATATCTTAACGCATCACATATATGTGTTAGTTCATGAGGTTCTGTTGCACAGTCATTCGGATTCTTTTCATCATGTTGTATCTGCGGTAGGTATTCAATTAATGTTGTAACTGTATTGAATATAATTAAATCACTAACTGATTCAACCTCTCCTGTATGTTCGTTTCTCTTTTTCTTTACTTTTAACCACTCTTTTACTGCTAACCAGCCTTGAACTCTATTGTTACCAGCTTTTGTTAGAGTAATTCCGTTATTCATAAAGACTTCCGCTGTACTCTTTCCTGTGTCCCTGTTTCTGTTCCATAAATCTGGTGGTGCATATATTGCTTTATATTCACCTTTTCTCATATAACTTCTTAACATCTGTGCTGCTTCTGATACTATTAGGTTTTCTTTATGTATTTGATTATATACATACGCTCTACCCTTTGTGTCTATTGCAATAAATAATACTGCAAATTTATCTAAACCATAGTCTAGAGTTATATACTTATTCCAATTCAATGGAATTTCAAATGGATGACATGTATGTATCATCCTATTAAACTCTGCAAAGTATTGTCCGTCATATATATCCCAGTCACCATATTTCAATGCTTTTCTTTCTTTTTCTGGTAAGTTATCTAGTCTTCTTATATAATCTGGATCATAACTTATCATGAACTTATTGTCTGCTACTAAACTAGGAATAAATATCCTCGTTACTTTTTCGCCACTTTCTAATGTACACTCATGTATTTTGTTTGGTTGTCCTATATCTATAAATCTTTTCTTAACCCATGTATGTCCTATACCGCCTGGGTTAGTACTTGACTTCATTCCTTTTGGATAATTGTTAGCTCCACGACATCTGGATATCATGTATGTATACATGTATTCTGTAAAATGTGTTAATTCATCGAATCTTATCACGTCATATTCTGCTGACTGATATTTGTATACATCTTTTTCTGTATCTATATATCCAAAATCTATTATACTTCCATTTAAAAAACTCCATGTGTGTTTACTGGAGTTATAACTTGCTTTTTCTTTAGGAAATAAATCTAAACTAACTCTTACTAAGGATCTTTCTAAGTCTGGAAATGTTCTTCTGAATATAATCTGTTTTGATTTATTATACTTTAGTGCATATATCAACGCATCAATTAATTGTCCGTAACTCTTTCCACCACCTGCTGCTCCACCGAATAATGTTTCAAATGCCTCACTATCAATAAAACTCTTTTGTTTTTTAGTAATTGATAGTTCCATTATTCCACTACCTTGATATTTACTTCAAATGGTTTGTCATCATCTGAACTTAATTTTAATTTTTCTATATATTCACCATCCATCTTGTTTAATGTATCTATTGCTTTAATTTTAGTACTGATATCTGCTTCTTTTATTTCGTTTTCTTTTATATCACCTTTAATAACTTTAGTTAACCATTTTTTTCTATCTATAGCACTCATAATAGCTTCATTATTGGCTTTTTCTCTTAGTTCTTGTACTCTTATCCTTATCTTATCCTTTTTAATAAGATTAGATGCTTTAACGTATATTGTTTCGTCTTTCATGTTTTCTGCATCGTACGCATCTTTATATGCATCTGTTAAAGTCATACCTGAGAATACGTTAACACTAAACTTTTCTTCTTTAGCTGTTAGCATAATATCATCTCCCTATTTTTTATATTGAGTTTTGTTTCTCATTTCTTATTTTTAACTACAAACGAACTAAAACGAGGAGATATTTGCGAATAAAATAAAAAAAATAATAAGCTTTGGGTATTTGGTGATACCATGAATTTTTTGTTTTAGCTTTTGTAGTCAAGAATAAAAAAAGAACTATTACGTTCTATATATAATTGCTCTTTAATAAACATATAATTGGTGTTCCTCACACTAATTTACTATAACCATTTATTATTCAACCACTAGCCAGTTAAAATGCCTCATAAGGGAGCGACCACTTAATCTATTTTAACCTTTTTCGAGTGCTATACAACACCCCATTACTAGAGTAAATCTTTCTTACTAACTTTCACACACGTTAGGCAAAAATTTTAATCCTTAGCAAAGATTTCCTTATTTTCAGCAACTTTCATTCCTACAACGAACGCTGTATTGCAGATTTGTGCTACTCGTACCAGTTTCTAGTCTTATACTCCTATTGCTAGGTATCAACTGCATTTTGGTTTATTGGTATTCATCATAGATACTTTATTCAACCACGAATAATATATCATGTATGGCTTTCTTTCTAAATAAATTTAGACTTTTGCAGATTACCAACGACTAGTCCTGTGTTTTATAAACTCTTATAATAAACTACTATTATCTCTTTCTATACTTTGTATATCCCATAATTAATATTACTATTAATCACTACTTAATCCATTGTAAATTCTCACTCACAACTAATAAGAACAAGATAATATCCTTACTGCATTGTCTTGCAGTCTTTCATAAGGTTCTAATTATACATTTATCAAAGAACAATTACCTATGGATAACTTTCCATATTATCATACTATCAAAAATTAATACGCAATAGTGCGAAATATTACGAAATATTGTTTTTTTTGTATAAGTTTTGACATTGTCTTATACTATAATTAAACATTTTAGCTATATCTTTCCATTTCCAATGTAATTTATCTCTAAAATATACTATACATTCGTCTATGGGTTTATTTTCTAGCATATCAGCCATCTTTTCTATAGCTAACATTCTTAGATCCTCATATGATTCTTTTACTACATCAAATTCTTCTCTAGTATCATCTGTTTTTATTATTTGTTTTATCATAGTATCTCCCTTAAAACTACTTTTTGTAACTACATCTTTCCACGTTATTGCTTTTATCTCAAAATATCCTATTTTTAATCTATCTGCTAATTCTAATAATCTGTATCTTAATTTTTTCATTTCTTTTAGAATTTCTTCTAAAGTTAATTCCTTATGAATTATCATTTATCTTCTCCTTTATCTAATATTTCTAAATTGTGTTTTGCATAATTTTTTTCGTTGCCACCATACCAACTTTCTTTTAATATTTCTTCGTTATATTCTCTTACTTCATTTATTATATTATTTAGTCTTTCTATTTTAATTACAAGTTCTATATTTTTGTTTTCAACTACATTATTCTTAGTTTTTAAATATTCGATATAATCTAATATATGTGATTTTTCATTGTTTGTTATATATCTACTACCAGTATTTAAAATTAATTCTATTTCTTCTATATTCACTCTTTATCACTTCCTTTTAATATATCAAGTAATAAACAATTATAATTTGCTAAATTAACTCTATTCATTAAATAATCCTCTTCTAATTGTTTATCTCTACCATATTTGCATATTATTTTTATTGCTTTTTCACATCTTGATTTGTAATCTTCATATTCATCATTTAAGACATTAATATCAACAAATTTTCCATTTTTTAATTCTATTAAATATTTATTTGACATAAAATATGTTTTTTGATAGTCGTCTATAATATGAGTGTTTTCTATATGACTGCCATATTCTTCTTGAATAATATGTAATTTAGCTACTTCTCTTTTTAATTTTTCATTTTCTTGCTCTAAATCTTTTAATGTTTGATATTTATTAATTCCTACTTCTTGTAAATTAGTTATGTAATCTAATAATACCTTTGCAGTAAAATTATTTAGTCTTAATTCATCTACTACACTTGCTGGCATTGTTTCTATTTTCGAACCATCTTCACATACTTCAATAGTATGTTTTCTTGCAACAGTTTCTAATCTATCTAATATTTCTTTTATTTCATTTTTCATCTAATTCACTATCCTTTAATGTTAGTATTGCTCTACCACATAATTCGATTGAATTTTCACTTGCCATAACATATATAAATGCTGTTCCTTGTTGTGGTATTGGTACTCCTACCATGTATCTTTTATCATCTTTACAATCTTTTACTTCTGTGATAATACCTAAACAACCACGCCATTTATGATTTTCATTAAATTGTACTATATCATCTTTTATCATTATTACTCACCTCTTAAATACTAATATTAAATTTTCTACAAACACTTTCTCTACAACCTTTATTT